GGTTAATCCCTCAATTCCTAGGAAAGAGGGCAGTATTTATCTATCCCTCTAAAGCTCAGAAGGATTTGGGATTGAGTGAAAAAGTATTTTGGTTTGCAATTTTTACTTTAGTTGAGCAGCAGAAAATTAGCTTAGGTGAAAACGATTACATGGCAATTTATCCGGCCACAATTGTATTGAGTACCTAGAAAAATTATCCCCACGATGTTTTGCCACATCTGGGGACTTGAGTAAACCTACAGAACAGGCTACTAATGGACAAAGATAACACGGAAAAATACAACCCGCGCTGCTTAACTTGCGGTGGGAAGATGTGGAAGTCTGGGATAACGCCAACCGGAAAACAAAAGTATTTCTGCAATCCCTGTTGGTTACGGAATCGAAAATCCAATGAAGCCAAGAAAAACCCGCCATGTCCAAAGTGCGGACACAAGATGAAAAAAAACGGGGTTCATTCGGACGGGAGGCAGAAGTGGCGCTGTACACCCTGCGGAGCGTCCCAAATTTCAAATCCCAAACCAGAGGGGCGACCGAGAATCCATGAGAAAATCACGACCTCAGACCCCAAGCCCGTAGGGAGGCCGAGAATCTATCCAGGTCGGAACCTGACCGATGCCGAATCATATCTCAGACATAAGAAGAAAAAAGCTATGTTGGCACTCAGGGAAAAGTTTGGGACTGATTAAATTGTTATAATAAGCGTCCCCGCAATGTTTCTGCATTCGGGGACGTGAGTTCACCTAGTACCGAGGTTCACTAATGAACAATATTATCGCATCGAGGCTTATTCTAGCTGGTCTATTGAGTCAGGGAATTAAGCGATCGCCAAACTAAAACACATAGGACAAAAATGGATATTCTCAAATTTCAGCAAGAGCTATTGAAATATTTTGAAATCAAAGATTTTAATAGCGTCATTAACTATTCAACCTCAAGGACACTTAATCGCCCCGTTCTGGATGTAATAGCATTCGATGAATTACTAGGGGAGAGACACGGGAACTATTGTGAGGAACGTGGTTTAGCAATGAGCGATATTATCATCCTGAATTACGGGACGGAGGCTTGGGAGTGGTTTATCAATCATCTAATCAAACCCGGATTATTTAAAAAGTCTCAACCTTAGATCGATACTGCGATCGCCAAACTAAAAACCCAGAACTTAACATCCTGGGTTTTTAGTTGACATATAGAAAATGCCACTTTTCTATATATGTTTCCACAACACATATAGATTTTCGCTATTTTTGAGATATATTCGTCTTGGTGTGGCACTATACTATTTCAACCTTCTACACTGCCAAAACATCAACAACAGATTCAAGCCACTGCAAATGTTGACGGGTCGCATCCTTAACGCCCTTCTGTGCAGCGAGTAACAGTTTGGAGAACTCAGAACCTTTTGGAGTTGGCAACCAAGCCGGATCTTTCCCGTGAGGGTTTGGGGTTTGCAATCCATTCTCAGCTAATAGTTTATTAACTCGTTGTGCCGAGTGTTTAACACCAGTGCGCTGTTCTAAAATTAATCCGAGTTCCGTGGGCGTGAGAAGTTTTCCCTCAACTTCGACTGTTAGATGTTTTTTGGCTTCTTCCATCGCAGGAGCCAACGCCGGATAAGTTTTAGCGATATTGTTGGCAATAATCCCTGAGACAAGTGTTGGGTCAACATTGGTAGGTCTGAAGACTGCCATAATCGCATCACTAATCAACTGAGGTGAGGGTTTGTCCAACAGGTTCATCCCACCAGTGGACTTAGAATATTTTAATTCCTTTTCGCACCGGAGGAAATATTGTCGAGTTGCCTTCCCTTGTTCCGTCCCTGACATCATGCCTAACGCCTTAAAGCAATCGACGGTGAGATAGATGGATTCGCTAGGACGACCGCCATCAGGGGTTTTCATCCATTCGGATAAATAGTCTTCCCCTTGTTCAAAGTTGCGGGTTAGCTTCTTTTTGGCAGCCTGTTTACTTGAATATCCTAACCATTGCCAAGCGTCTTCAAAATCAACGGGGTATTCTTTACCGGAACCGAGTAAACTTAAAGCTAGTTCTTTGCTAAAATCAATCATTGTGATCCTGTTATGTAGGTTTACAGCCCTTGGGTGTTGATGCACCGCGAAGGGCATTTACTGTTAATATTATATCACAATTAATATTAATTAATCTGGCAATTTTCCGATTAGTTTAGGCTCAATTCCTGTTAGTTTGGAAAATCTTTGACAGATAATTTCACAATATGCGGGTGATAACTCGAATCCTGCGACGGTGCGATCGCCTTCCATTTTTTGCGCTGCGATTATTGAGGGTGCGCTACCGAGAAACGGATCAAATATTAAATCATTGTCGTTGCCATACTTCTCAAAAAACCAGACGCACAAGTCTGTTGGCTTTTGTGTGGGGTGTACTCTTTTTCGGTCAAACTCTTTTTCTGTTCCAAAAAACCCAGCCCACTGAATCCTTGCAATCTCTCTTTTATGGGGTTTCTTACTCCAACATAATTCAAAACAACTACCAAACCGAGAATCTAATGACTCATGAACCCTTTTATCCCAGACAAGAAAAGCCCCATTATTTTTATTTGGGATGTGTTCAGAATAGTAGTCAGCACCCCACCAAAAAGATTCCCTAACCGAATCAAATAACATCATAAGAGATCGAGGATCAAAAGGTTCCGAGTCTCCTATAACCGGATCATACGCGCCACCTTTAGAAACAAACTTTTTATCCTGTCTTGACTCCATTCCTGAATAGTCTGTATCTAGGTTGATTCCATACGGAACATCACTCCAAACTATCCCCACATCCCCAAACCTATCCCCCAACAAAGCCCTAACATTCCCCTCAATAGTAGAATCCCCGCAACCCAATCGGTGGCGGCCCAGTGCCCATATTTCACCCAACTTAACCCTAGATTCAATTTCATCTACCTTATCTAAAAGCTCGGCAATTTCTTCCTCATCTTCCTCTTTCGGTTCAGTATCGCCAAACCCTTCACCCTTGCCAAACGATTCCAATAATTCATTTAATTTATAATCAGGGAAAAACTCACTAAAATCTACCTCTTGAGCTAAATCATTTAAAAGATCAACATCCCATGTACTGAAATCCGAGGCGGTATTATCAGCGATCGCATATTGTTTCCAATCCGACTCTGATAACCCAGGCCGCTTAACAGCAACAATCGTATTACCATCAACTTCTACAACCAAAACCTTTTCAATCCCTAATTGACCCGCTTCCTCAAAGGTTCCATTCCCCGCCCTGATAACATCATTCTCGTCGATCACAATAGAACGGCAAGCCCCAAACTGTTCTAAGGATTTGGAAATCACCTTAGCTGATAACGGCGTTCTTTTTCGGGCATTATTCGGATCGGGTGTCAGATTTGAAATATTTGTTTCAATAATTTTAGGTTTAGTCATATTTAAGTTGTAGAAAGGTTTATAGCTATGTTAACTTAAAATAGTAGTTATTCGTTATTAACCGCAATAAAAAAATTCAGACTTGATTTAATTGAGCAAGCGGTTCAACTCCTACTTGATAAACCTTGGCTAACCAACTGTGAGATAGCCAAACAGATTGGGGTAAGCGAAAGTTCTATAAGGCACTGGAAAAAACACCCGATATGGGAAGAAACCAAATATAAGATATTCCACAAATATGCAGAGGTATTAAAACCAATGTCTGAACAAGAAAAGACCGAACTTAGAGAAAAACTTTTAGAGCGACAACGCGAAATAGATATTTTTAGAAATGCACTAAAAGACAATACAGCCCAATGTTTCAAGGTAACGAATCAAGCCTATCGTGATCTTGCCAAGGATCAGGATGCGGTTAAGGCTTGCGCTAAAGCTACAAAGTCAGGGGTTCATGTCCAATCTAAAAATGCAATGGACGGATTAAAAACAATTATGTTGATAGACGAACATAGTTATCAACTCAGTATTATTATTGAAAACTTCGATAACTCTGAAGATGATAGTGAGGATTAGATATCATGCTTCGAGCTATCCAAAAAGGGGAGCGACTCAAGAAAGAATTAAGGGAAGCAAGGAAACGACAGCAGCAGAAACAAACTAAATCCGGTCGTAATTCCTTAACTCGATTTAAAAATGACCCCGTAGGTTTCTCTCGGTTTATTGGAGTCGAACCAACAGAGGATCAACAGCGATTCCTTGAGAGTGTCCGAGATAACCCAGAAACAAACGTTAAAGCCGCGCACGGGGTAGGAAAGTCTATCGGTTCGGCTGTATGTGTTTTGTGGTGGGTTTTTGCCGTTGACGGTCTGGCAATCACTACAGCCCCAACAGAGGATCAGGTTAAGCAAATCCTTTGGTCTGAGATACGGAAAATATATGACCGCAACAAAGAAAAGTTAGGCGGAACCCGTGGGGAGTTATTTGTCAGGAAATCCGAGACGGCACGGGCCTATGGTTTCACCGCTCGCAACTATGACACCAACTCATTCCAAGGTAAACACGCGGATAGGTTGCTACTCATAGCAGATGAAGCGGATGGCATCTCAGAAATTATTGACGATGGTTTTCAGTCATGCCTAACCGGATCGTCAAACAGAGGGTTAAGAATTGGCAACCCTCTGAATAAACAATCCCCATTCTCTAAGGCTTGCGATCGCACTAATATTACAATCCCTGCATGGAATCACCCCAATGTGGCTTGGGCATATCAACTTGAGGAAGTGATAGATCCGGCTGGTAAGTTAAGGTTAATCCATAGATTAAAACCATCGGTGGCAATTCAACTTTTAGACTCAAATGGATTAGTTAAAACTCAGGATAAATGGCCCCCCGAGTTTCCCCATGATGTCATCCCCGGCGCTATATCCCTGAAATGGATTGAAGAAGTCAGGCAAGACAAGGGTGAGTTTTCTGTGTTCTGGCAAGGTCGGGTAGAGGGTATTTTTCCAGAAGATATCATCGAGGGAATCATCCCTTCCACTTGGTTAAAAGCTGCAAGGGAACGCTACGACTTTAATCCTGAGTATTGGGATAGACGGGCTATTATTTCGCCTTGGAGACTTGGGGTTGATGTTGGGGATGGAGGGGATAGTCACGCCGTTGCATTATGGCGCGGTGATGTCCTTTATGAAGTAGTCTTATATCCCACTCAAGGGGATGAGTTAGACACAATTAGAATTGCTGATATTGTTGCTGAAAAGATTAGGAAACTAGGGGGTGCTTATTATGCTGCGGTTGATAAAACGGGCGTGGGTGCGGGGACGTTAGCACGATTAAAACAACAGGGGTATTTTGTCCGTGGTTGTGCTTTTGGAGAATCAGCCGAAAGTAACCATGAGTTTTCAAACCGTAAGACCGAGCTATTCTGGAAACTTAGGGACGGATTAAGGTTAGGGAAAATAGCGATCGCACCCCTCGGAGATATTGAGGATCAGGTATTCGAGGATCTATCATCACACCGTTACTCATTATCGGGAAAAGGTGGGGAAGATAGACAGATAGCTTGTGAGAGTAAGAAGCACGTCCGGGCTAGACTGAAACGTTCACCGGATGCAGGGGACTCGGTGATCATTGGATCATCTTGTCCCAATCCTACGTTTTCCGATGGGGTATCAGAACAGGATGTACTCAAGGAAAAAGTTAAGCAGCAGCAATTTAATCCAGAGGAGGTATCTGTTAAGAAGGTTAGAGAATTGTTTACTTAATGTTATAATAATTAATTATTGAAAAGATTATGTTTGACTCCGTTTTCTCTCCAAATAGTTCCGCAATATTCCGAGCTAAAACACCTGACTACGTTAAGCCAAAGTCGATAAAAATTAATCTGAATAGATTAGAGAGTGGTGGGGTTAATACTTTAACCGATGCCTTTAGTCGCGTGGTTTCTAAAGCATTAAAGGATTTAGACGGAGCGATTAGAACCAAGGACTCAAAGGCAATTGAAAACTATCAAGCCGTCTTAATTCCTGAGTTGACTAAATCAATTTATGGAATGTGGTTAGGGGGTTGGAACATCGGGCGGAAGCATGGAAACAATGAAATTAAGTCTCAACAGAAAAAGGGAACGGCTAATTTTGATGAGGATCTACTAGATACGGAATTAGCATCTATAGAGAATGTCCCTGCTCAGACTGCGATCGCTAATCGTTCAAAAACTCTGGCATCCGATATTTCCTCAACTCAATGGGGGAAAATTAAGAATCATCTATTTGCAGCAATCCAACCCCAATCCGAAACAGGGGAACCGATAAACAGATCAGAACTTCTCAAGCGGATCAATTCAGAATTGGGTGATAAGGGTTTCAAGAATCGCGCTGAAAAGATAGCTCGCACTGAACTGACTTTTGCTTATAACGCCGGAAGGTTGCAGACCTATAAAGATTCGGGTTTAGTGTCTCATGTTGTTTTCCTGTCAATCATGGATGATCGCCGTTGTCAGGTGTGCGAAGACCGCCACGGGATGACTATTGATCTTAATGATATAGAGACTGTTTCAGCTAATACACCCCCGATGCACGTTATGTGTCGCTGTGTACTATCTCCCCGTTTGGCAGATCCCTCTAATCAAGATGAGCTAGACAAGGACAGCCAATCATCTAAAAAAAGAAAGTTATTTAATGCACCGCCCAAATGGTTAGCTGCGGGTATCTTGGCAGCGATTCTATTGTCACAGAAAAAGGCACGGGTTCCGGGGTCGGGTGTCGCTTCACCAGGAATTTCGATCCCATCTCCAGTCAGGGAGGCTGTTGAACGGGGACTTGTAGATGTTGCCCTTGCCTCTCAACTTCACCGGATAGCCAAAGCGACGGGAGAGGTGCAGACGGCAGAACAGATCCGTCAACGTCGCAAGAATCAGACTGAATCATTGCCGGGTCAAGGTGTGATTGAGATTCAACCCCGATTATTTTTAAATGGAGTTGAGTTAAACAGCGCCACGCCTGAAGAAATTAGAGAGGGATTAAAAGAATTTTTACCTAAAAAACAATTAGATGATTTAATCAATTATTTACAAGAGAATAAAGTTAGTTCTATTGATGATTTATTGGATGTCAAGGGGATATCTCGCAAAAGTAAAGCCTTTAAAATATTGCAGGGTTTAGCTGATAAAGATAAACTCAGGATTGAATTAGAAAAACTAACCAGTCCCTCAGAATTGTGGTTAAAGAATTTAGGATTTTCCCGTTCCGAATCCAAGGCAATTTTTGACGAATTAAAAGATAAACCTTCTAAGTCATGGAGTGATTTAAAACGTAGACTCAAAAAGCGTGGTATTTCTGATGACCGGATACAGAGAGCTATAGATAAAATTAAATCAATCGAAGCACAAGAAAAACGTCAGGTTGTGGGATTGGATGATTACGTCCCAATGATTCCCGATGATGTGACTTTAGACACTCCAGAGATTGCAGTTGGTAAAATTATCAAACAGAGGGAAATCGGGCTACAACAACGACGCGAAGCCTTACAAGAAATCAAGGATCTAGGAATTGAGTTAGCTAAAATTAGATCCGATGAGAGCAGATTTAATGTCCGTCTTCGTCGCATGAACAAACGGAATCCCAAGGAGTTCGTCTCACCTGAAGAAATTAGAATTAGAGAAGTTAGACAGGCTCGGATTCAAACAAAAATAGAACAAGCCCAAAAAAAAGCCAACGCCATCGGATTACAACTTGAAAAAGCTAATCTGGCACTTAATCAATTAGATATCCCCAATCTCACCCCCGCAGCCAAGCTACGAAACCAAGCTGTTGAGAATCTAGGGAATGAAGGATCTAGTCTGTCCGATGCTACCAATAGCTTAAAGGCTCAAATATCTAACGAGATAGACAGCCAAATGTCTAAAGGTTTCATCCCTCCTAACAAGAAAATAGCGGGGCTAGAACAAGCAAATAACCGTGCTAAATTAATTATAGAACCCGTGTCTAATCTGATTGAAAAAACAAATTTAGAAGATTTACGATCTAAATTAACCGCACTCCAATCCCACTACCAAAACCTATTAGATCCTCTCTACCCAGAAAACTTTTTCGGTCGTGATATTCAGAATGACTTAACCTCACTTCGTGCCGAATTAAAAAGAGTTAAGACCGAGATTGATGATGCTGTTAGCCTACTGAAAAGAACCGATCAAACCCTCACAGCTACAACTAATCAAACTGAGTCAATCTTAGGAAAAATGGGTTATCTAAAAACCGGAGCGCAACTAGAAAAGCAAGCCAAAGAACTTGAATCACAGATATTGAATTGGGAGAATAGAGTTAAGAAAACTAGAAACTATGAGCAAACTTATGAGCCGTTTAGTCAGATAGAAAGACAACAACCGTTAGACAAGTTGACTCAGGATGCTATGGATATTAAAGCTCAAGTCCCTAAGTTCAAAAAGGAATTAGAGAGTAGGTTTAGGCCTGGATTAGATAATGCCAAGTCCACTATTTCTGACATCGCTATACAGACTAAAAAACTTGAACAATTGCAGAAAGAAATTGATGGTATTCTAGCTGATACCTCTAAACTTCCCATAACCAAAACTCAAATCCCCGACTCTGACATGGGGACGTATAACGCGGCGGTCGAATTGCGCAAAATATCCCGTGAAATTACAGAGGAAGTTAAACGGTTAAAGGCGTTAGCTGGTGCGAGCCGAGTTAACCTTGATGAATCTTTAAAGTCACAAAATAAAACCTATCAGCAATACGAAAAACAACGGTTTGGGGATGAACAGACTCCATCATGGGAAAAGAATCTATCCCCAATGGTTGAGTCTCGCATCAATCAAATTGAGGATGCTGTTAAAAAGTTGGAAGCCATAGGTCAGGATTGGAATATAGGGTTTTTAATTGATATCGGTCAAAAGATTGATGATGGTGTTGATGCCACGGGAAAAGCTCTCAAGGTTCGGCGGTGGCTTGATGCTAACGGGCTTTCACCTGAAGACTTGACTTTTTTACCGCTTACTGGTAAAAAAGTGGGTTATGAAGCCATTAGACAGTTAGCTGACGAAACTTTAAGGCAGTACAGTATTGTCCAGTCCAGTATTAGAACACTCAAAAAAGATACCCAGTTTAAAGTATTTACTGAAAATGGATTAATTGAGGAAGGCGAGTTTTTAAAATGGGCAGAAGATCAAGCCGTGTACTGGCAGAACCAAATTAAATCATCAACATCTGACAACTGGCAGGGGTCAAGTTATGAGCGAGTTGATAAACTCTGGAAATCTTTAGAGGGTAAAAAGGCTTCAGACTTACAGGCTAGACAATCAATCAAGCCCGATGATGTACAAGGTCAACTACGGAAAACCGTAGGCAAATATCAAGACTGGCAACGTAAATATACTGTACTCAAGGAACAGGGAGAGGTAACAGGGAATGGAATTAGATCCTTAAATGATGCTCAGAAGAAATTATTAAATGAGCAAAATATTCTATTGGAACAACTTGATAGATACAATCTTGATAGCTCAAATCTAATTAGAGATAACGCAGACAACACCCTACAAATATGGGAGAAGGTCAGACAGGATGCTGGTAAACCCGTATTCTTTGATGTGAAAGGAAAAGCTATCGAGAGGGGGGAACTATTTAAACAATTAGATGAGATTGAGAATAAGTTAAAACAATCTCTGAACATGAGAGAAATCAAGATAGAACCGCTAACTTATCAAGCTGATAAAGCCTCGGCAATGATTAGAGATCGGAATATTCTTAATCAAGCCTTGACTGAATTAGAGCCTAAAATATCTGAAATTCAACAACAAATTCAACAGCTTAGTATTGCCAAGAAAGGAACTAAAAAGTTAGAGGCTCAACTGAGTAAGTTACAACTAGAAAAACAGATTAAACAACAGCAGTTAGGGGAGGTTATTCAAGATGTTAGAGACTTGAGATTACCGCCATTACAGAATGAGCAAATCCAAATCCTTAAAGGTCAGATAGTAAATACCCAGAAACAGTTAACGGGTATTCAATCTGAAATGGCAACACTGCGACGGGAAATAACCGCACTCAAAGAGCAGCCGTTAGATGGGTCGGCATCGGGCATTAAACGCCAAAATAGACTTAATGCTTTGGAGGGTAGCATCACCCGCAAGAATCAAGATTTATTTAAGGTTGTTGGGATGTTAAATAATCAGAGGGAAGAATTAGGAAAGTTGAGAGCAGGGAGTTAATGGAATAAATAGCTTAAAGTGTTTTGGTGTATAATAGAAAAGAGAAAAGCCAGAGGTTTTCTACCTTCTCCGGCTTTTCTCAAAAACGTTGTAATAATTTATTGGAAATCTATGTCTAATATAGCATTATCTGGCAATCAAGATCACAGTCAATCCAAATCCCCTTTTGACTCAATTAAGCGCGTTGACCGTGAAGGCTGCGAATACTGGTTAGCACGGGAGTTGATGAAACTTTTGGGATACGTCAAATGGCAAAGGTTTGAGAATGCCATAGAAAGGTCTAAAATCTCGCTCAAAAACTCCAATGGGAACCCAGACGAGCATTTCACCCACTTACCGGGTGAGGTAAGTGGCAAAGGTCGGTTTGGCGATAACTATAAACTGTCTCGTTACGGGGCATATCTTCTCGCTATGAATGGCGATCCCTGTAAACCGGAAATTGCCCAAGCTCAATCCTACTTTGTGGTTAAAACCCGCGAAGCTGAAACCGTCATCCCCCAACAAAATGATGAGCTAGAATTTCTCCGGTTACAAGTCCGAATCGTTGAAGCCCAAGCTAGTAGCATGAGAGATCAAAGGCTTGTTTTAGAAACCGGCTCCGCTATTGTTTCACTTCATGGCGTGGGAACTTTGGCACTCATTCAAGGTCGTCCTGACGCAGTAGTGAGAGAAGTTGAAACTCAGTTTGAATCAGTTGTAATGAATGAAGACGGAAAACAGTTGGCTGTATTTCGCGGGAAGTCATTGGCACAACTCGGTAAAGAATTGAAATTCAAAACCGGAAAAGATTTCCAGAAATGGTTAGAATCCTGCGGTAAAGATCATCTAATTTCCAAAGCCATGCGTCCCGTTCAAACAGATTATATTCCTGCTGAATTGGTTGATGAGGTTCGAGAATTGTGGGCAAATCAGAAAGGCGATCGCCAGATGATTATTGGTGAATAGTGTGGGCTGATTCTCTTTCCTCAAACTTATCAATTTGGGATTCAATTAAGTTTTCAACTGCGATCGCAACATAGCCATTAAATAAACCTGCTAGAAACCCAATAGCAGGTGAAAATGGCATGAGTACCAGATACACAATAACAGAAGCCTCAAAGGTTTGGCAGTAGGGGCATTGAAATAATTTACTAAAGAATGACTGTGCCTTGGAGCTTTCAAGCCACACCCGAACAGGATAGAGTAGGGAGTGCTTAAAAATAAACCACCGCAAACCGAGAGACAGTAATAGGAAAACAATTAAATCAGATAGCATTATTTACCTAACGACCATTCCTTGAGTGATTTTAAATCCTGAAATTCCTGATACTGATTAATTAATTCGTCAATATTACTTTTATCCAGTACAACCCTCCCGCCGGAATCATCGGTAATAATATACTTACCATTCTCAATGATTAACTGAGGGCAACAGTTTTGACCTCTACATAATGAAATTTGATATTTTCCTTTTATTTCTGTCATGACATTAATAGGTTTCACGGTGTCCAAACTCCTCAAATGTAACTTTAAATGGTTGCCCTAAAAACCGTCTGGGACTGTCGGGGGTATTAGTTACACTACCACTAACACACTGTTGAGATCCTTTTTGCATCACGCCCGATCCCCCTTGAGGTTCTATCCCTAATATTTTAACATGACGCTCTGTAACGCCCGTGGCATAATCAGCAATATCAAACCCTACATAATCCCAAACCCTTAAAGCCCTAAATGATTTACTGCTTTGAATAGTTGCCCCTTGGTAACGCCTTAATTCCTGAAAGATAAAACGCAATTCTGCCATTTCTTCAATCACGTCAATCGAGAAGCCAAACCGGATATTACTAACTTGTACCCAGTCACCGCCGAAGCGATTAGATACGGAGCCGGGGGACGGGTTGGGGTTCTCTTGATACTTGTCACCCGGAATCATTAACTCTAGGTTTCCACTGTCGTTAAAGTAGGATTTACGGATTGCACCGTCGCCATCCCTCCAGGTCAGGGCTTCATAATATTTATCTTTGATTGAGGATGGAGTTTCAAAAATTAACTTGCCAGTGATTACAGCCATATTACAATTAGAATAGACCTATAAATTTATAATAATATTATGTATCTAAAACTAGACATCCCTGAATTAAATCTAAATGTTAAACAGTCAGGGGCTTTTGGTTTGTCGCTAGGGAATCCAAATGGATTAAGTAAAGAAATATTAATTAAAGATGGTGTCTCTATTATAGAAATAACTCCTACTGTCAACCCTGTCCTGATTATTCCCACACCTCAAAGCCAGAAGATTGTCTCGCTTGTTATTAATAATAAAATTTACCAATTATCAGAATCAGTAGAAGCAGAACAACTCGCACCGGATGAATTTATTTATAATCCCTATGCTCAACAGGTAGCGATCGCTCAATATTCAGATCCAAAATATATTCAAGTCACTTCACCTACCAATCCCGTAACCGTATCAATCCCAGGCTACAGCACCGCCACGAATGTTTATATCGGTGGGACTAGCCAGAATGCTGTTAGCTACACGGTCAAACCGCACGGAACACTTATTGGAGATTTAGAACAAGGGCAAGCGGTTTACAACCCCGCATCCAATGAATTAATTTTTATTCCCGTTCAGTCTTTAGCCAAAACCATCACTACAGCCCCCCAAATTTTAGCTGTACAGATATCGGGAGTTAAGATAACAACACCTACTACCCCGATCAAGGTATCGGTTGTTAACAATACATCTAATATTGATTACGACACCGACTATATAGATAAGTTGCCAACGGTTTTACAATGGTTACCTTTGTTGGGTAACTTCAATTATTCGACATCCTTAGAACAATCTCAAAACGGAGAGATGCGGTTCGAGACTTGGTTTAGTTATAAAAATTTAGTTTTGAAACATTTATGTCGGGGGGCAAAGTTTGAGGCATTCGGGATTGGGTGGCGAGTCGATGGATTACAGATTAATGAAAAGATGAGATCAGAATTATCTCATCCAAAAATAGAGGTTTCAATTTCTCTGACCGATCCCCATTGGTGGCTCGATACAGAAGTCCCGCTGGTTCCCAGAAAGTACAAGGACGATCCACTGGGCGGATTGTCCCCTATTCTCTATTCTGGGGATTGGAAGATTTCTTATCACTATTCAGCAAGTAGTCCAGGGGTTGACCCTGAATGTTTAACCAACAGCCCATCACAACCCAAAGCCACATTAGCTGAATCGAGGACTTTAACCTGGCTTTGCGGTCAAGCGGGGGGGATGTTATCAGGAATGGAAGGGGAAATACCAGTACCAAATGATGTGAGTCCAGAGGAAGGGAGAATACCCCGGAGCGAGATTCAATCAAGGTTAAGACAGAATAATTGTTTTTTGGATTTATCGGACTCTGATACTGTCTATTGTAAAAAATGGGACTCAACTAAGCAATGGCTATTACAAGAAACGGATATTTTATCACCAATTTCTGTCAGTTGCTCCACTGGTAAGCAACGAAAACTTACACCTAACTCCGCATTCCAACAAGAAATTATTGTCGGGTTGCCAAACAATATCACACCCAAGCAGACCATTACCTTAAAGAATGAGGATGTGACCAATATTTATGGAGCTTCTTATATATGGCCGAAGCAAGAAGTCACTGGAGAATTTCTTGAAAAGTCTCAGGAACAGGTAGAGGAAAACCAAGGGAGTAGAGCGCCCACACTGCCAGAATACCGAATGAGACAGCGTAAGTATGAACAAAGGACAGAAGACCCCGACATCGCAGCTACACCCCCCGATTCAGTTGATATCAATGATTTGTCGGTATCTTTTTGGAAGTCTGGGCAAAACTACGTCAAGGTTAAACGAGAGATTAAAACTATTGATGGTTTTGAGTTTCAAGTTACCGAACAAAAATACGCTTTTAACGGGCCGTTAGCTAAAGATATTTATGAATATAGTCAAGGGGTTTGGAAGTTAAAGAAAGCTGATGTTAGAAGTTTTTGGGGATTGATAGAGGAAACCACAACTCAACACTTCTATAGCTCTGGATTCAGTGCCTACGAAGGGCTTTATTTGGGATACGAAAAAAGTGGGTGGCGGTTTCATGTTTTCGCTACGGAACCAGAAATTAATATTTCGGATTCAGAAGCCGACCCAACGCTGCAATACCCTACACTCTCATCTCAACAGCAATACATAGACAAGGGGAGCGGAGCCACAAACGCAGACCTTCAGACTAAAGACCTAGCGAACAAAGCCTACACGCCCCAACGCGTCCCTATTTTTGAGAAGGAAAAATATTACCATGAGCCGATGGAAAAATACTATAAAGACGCGGCGGTTCAGACTGTTGACGAGGTTAAATGGTGTATGCCCGACGGGACAAGTCGCAGGTTGGCAGCGATAGATAAGACCTTCCAACAGCCCTATATTGTCACCGCTAGGGAGAAGGTTGTCAGAGGTTTGTCTTCAATGGAAGATCCTCGAAATCCTACGATTAGAGAATTCAATCAAAAGCGACCAGATGGGCAAAAGGAAAAACCAGAATTTCCCCCTCTGACAACCGGGACGGAATCATCAGAATCCTACAAGGTAAAAATCAATCGGAGTATTAACACCCCTGGATATAGGAACACTGATGACTCCGAAAAGGATACTTTTATTGCCTACACGAAATCAGCATCAACAGGGGGGAATGGGTCAGGTTTTGGTTCTCAAATCTCAGAAAATAAGGTAGAGGAAGTCGAGGGTAGACCGGAATCATCGAGGCGGCTTCCCCCTATTTGGGAACGGGTAGAGGAGGAAAACCCAACCGAAACAGAGGAAAAGCAGAACCAATCCGATCCCAAACGATATCGCTATAAAGTTTGGACACCGTTAGCACCGGATAAAACACCTTTTGACCAATTAGTGTCGGGGTCAATGAGTTTTCCCTTTGCCAAAACATTATCAGAGGTTAGGACGGCAATTAAAACCAATCTGGATATAGAGAACGCTCGCAACAGTTACACGGAAAGCTTCACTACTTTTTTTAATCCTTCAATGCGTCCGGGCGATCAGCTGACCTATTTTGTTAATGGCGAAAGACGCAAGCGCAGGATTCTGTCTATATCTCCTACCATCGTTTTTCAAGGCAACCTGAATAATAAACCTTTTGCCACAGGGACAATGCAGTTAAGCGTGGGATGTCCGATTGAGGTCGATTTCATATTAGAGCAAGAATTAATCCCCAATAGCGCCACAGACAAGGATAAATTAGGTACGGGCTATCCTTTAGAGGTTTGGCTAGATCCTACGGGCGGAGCGCAGGGAGCTTTTGAAGTGGAAAATATCCCCTCCCGACTAACGCCCCCTTCTACTTTCTTGTAAGATGTTTTTAAAATGGTTACTACCCCTGGGTGTTCACGCACCGCGAGGGGTTTTGTTATTATTAATTATATCATTTTTTATTAAGTTGTAGTACAGAGCATACAATTTAATAAAAACAATTTACATCCGTCTCTTAGTCTCAATCATAATATTATCAAAAGCTTTTAATATTTCCTGCTCTAAATTTTTACCAACATCACCTGGGGATGTAACTGTTATTTTTACCCCCCCCACTTCCATCTTGACGTTGTTCTCTACGTTCTGAGCAGTTTGCTGAAACCGAGTGTACTCCGTCTGTCCAATACTAAGACTTGGTGCGGAAGGTGTCCCCATCTGTAAGTCAGGAGAAACGGGGTCACTTAGTGCTTGTATTTTTTTGAATATCTCATCAAGGCGATCTGTTGGAACGTTTAACCCTTGAACTTCGGGCGGTTTTCCATAGTCAATATAAACAGAACCAGAGCGGCGACGCATCGCCCTTTGATCCTTCCCTGTGATTAATTTATCCAGGTCAGCTTGATTCCCCCGTTGAATTTGATTTAAGACGCTAGTATAGTTCCGGTCAGTAACCTTCATGCCAAAAACATCACTCAGAGCCTCATTAATAATCTGTTGATTTAATTGTGCCCGTTGTCTTCCCTCTGGCAGTGTGTTGGCTAGTTCAGACTTAGCTTGCATCCGGTCTAGCTTTTGCCTTTGGTCTAAATTCCTAATTTCCTGCTCTTGGGAAAAATCTAATAATTGAGACTGCAATGGTAAAAGCGATGCTTGCAAAGCTAATCCTTGTCCCGCTATTAACTTCGCCTCAAGATTCATTTGACCCGCAGCGATTTCTTCTGGTGTAGCTCCTGACGCTTCGAGTTTAGCCAAATCAGCTTGTGCCTGCGCTACCTCAGCTTTATTTTGAGCCTGTTGCCCTTTTAATTTAATAGCATCAATCTGTTGCTGAACTTTAGCTTGCTGTTGATTAAGCAACAAGACCTCGCGCTCGGCTTTTTGTTGCTGATCTAACGCCTTTAATTTGATCGTAGCCGTCGCCTGAGCTAATACCTGTCTTTGTTTATCGTTAACTATTAATTGGGAAGCTAAACCCAGTTCAGAGGTAACGATACCCAACCTGTCACTGATAGCCCGTTGTTTAGCCTCAATTAATTGTTTTTGAAAGCTAAAGATTGTATTCTGTTTTTCCAGTGCAGCCGTCTGTTTATCATATCCCTGTTGGATTTGTTGCTGACTTAAAACAAACGGCTTGGTAGCTTTATCAATCTGTTCCTGTATCAGTTTTTGCTTGGCTAATTTCTTTTCAATTTTGGCATTCTCTGATTCAATCTGTTGGGTTAATCTAACTCGTTTTTGTTCATTCTTGTTTATTTCTCCCTGTTGGTTTATTTGTTGACCCGTTAAGTTTAGTTGTTGAGTAAGTGATTCAGTCCGTTGTTTATTCCCTTGAATTTGAAGTTTAATCGCCTCAATTTCTTCGGGCGATCTCTTTTGCCTGGTTGCCCTTTCTAGTTCAAATTTTAGGATTTGAGCCTGGGATTCCGCCTCAAGTTTTTGTGATTGAATCTGGAAAACTTGACGCTTTAAATCCAAATCTGCAAGTTTTTGACGGGTAGCCAAACT